TCAATGACCGACAAGCGATCATTCCCGTTGCAATTGCGGGAGGCCGATCTGCGCCCGCTCGAGGCGCGCCAGGAGGGCGAGGCTCAGAGACTGAGCTTTAGCCTGTCATCCGAGCAGCCGGTGGAACGCTGGTTCGGGACTGAGATCCTTTCCCACGAGCCGAGCGCGATTCGACTCGAACGGATGACGCGCCAGGCGGTGCCGCTGCTGTTCAATCACGACTGGGACGACCCGATCGGCATGATCGACGCCGGCCGCGTAGCCGATCGTCGTCTCAATGTGGATGCGCATCTGTTCGATACGGCGCGAGCGGCCGAGGTCGCCGCCATGCTGAACGGCGGGCTGCGTAACGTCTCCGTCGGTTATCGCATCCACGAGGCGGAAGAAGACCGCAAGACCAATGAAATCCGCGTCACTGATTGGGAGCCTTACGAGGTTTCAATCGTGACGGTGCCGGCCGATCCGTCCGTCGGTTTCGGGCGTGCGAGCGGGCAAGAGTTCGAGGTTTCCATTCGTTCCATCAACCCGGCGATTTCCGCCGAGAGGAGTGCAGCCGTGACTGATTCAGTCAACGCTTCGGCGGGCGTAAGCGCCGAGAACAAGACCGTTCCAAACGGTGCCGAGCAGAAGAACGCGATGGCGCAGGAAAAGGACCGGCATACGGCAATCGCCAACATGTGCCGGGCGACCAAGATCGACGATTCGATCCGCGACTACTGGATCGGCTCCGGCCTGCCGCTCGCCGAGATCACCAACGAGGCGGCCGACATCGTGGCGCAGCGGACCAAGGCGACCGAGCGCCCGGCCAGCGAACTCGGCCTGACGCAGCGCGAGACGCAGCGATTCAGCCTGTTCAAGGCGATTCAGGCGACCGTCGACAAGAACTGGACGAACGCCGGCTTCGAGCTCGAGTGCACGCGCGAGATCGCCAAGCGGCTCAACAAGGTGCCGGACCCGCAGCGCTTCTACGTGCCGCTCGAGGTGCAGGGGCGCAACGTGGCCTACCAGCGGGGCGCGACCTTCGCCGCGAACAGCACGGCCGGTCGGGCGATCCGCGACGTGATGCAGCGCGACCTGACGGTAGTGCCAGCCTCGGCCGGCGGCTATCTCGTCGCGACCGATAACGTCTCGTTCATCGAGTTGCTGCGCAATCGCGCGGTTGCCTACCGCATGGGCGCGACGCGACTGCCGGGCCTGGTCGGCAACGTCACCGTGCCGAAGCAGACCGCGGCGGCTACGGCCTACTGGCTGGCGTCTGAGTCGACGGCGATCACTGAATCGAACCAGACCTTCGGGCAGCTCGCGCTGTCGCCGAAAACGGTCGGCGCGTACACGGAGATCAGCCGGCTGCTGCTCCTGCAGTCCTCGCCCGGCGCGGAAGGCATCGTCACGAGCGACCTCGCTGCAGTGACGGCACTCGCCTATGACCTGGGCGTGCTGAGCGGCTCGGGCGCTGCGGGACAGCCGACGGGCATCACGGCGACATCCGGCATCGGCTCGGTCGTGGGCACCACCATCGACTTTGCGAAGGTGCTCGAGTTCCAGACCGACGTCGCGTCAAACAACGTCGTGCCGACCGCGGGCGGCTACGTGACAACGCATGCCGTGGCGGCTCTGCTCATCCAGCGTGTCAAGTACACCAACACGGCCTCGCCGATCTGGGAGGGCAACGTGTGGGAGGGCATGGTGCAGGGATTCCCCGGACTGGCCAGCAACCAGATGGCCGCCGGCACGATGCTGTTCGGCGACTGGGCGCAGGTCGTCGTCGGCGAATGGGGCGTCCTCGAGATCGAGGTCAACCCGTTTGCCAACTTCCAGGCGGGCATCATCGGCGTCCGGGCGATCGTCAGCATGGACTGCGGGCTGCGCTACCCGGCGGCGTTCTCCTACGCCACCACAATCACCTGAGTCATGGTCCTTACGACTCGGGAATCGCCGCTCGTCGCCGGGGCCTCCCCCGGCGGCGGGCCGGCGCCAATGGCGCGCGTCGTCGTCGTGCGCGCGTTTTGCATTGGCGGGACGCGACAGGAGCCGGGCTCGATCGTGGAGGTACCGGTTTCGCTCGCGCGTGAACTCGTTTATCTCGGGAAAGCCGCACCGGTCAAGGCAGAACCGGCCAAGGAAGAACCGGCGGTGGCTCCGGTCAGGGACGAACCGGACCCGACATCAGACAGACAGAAGGGGAAACCACATGCTCGGAAATGAGGGCCAAGCGGCCACGGTAAAGGTGCTGCTGAATCCGGCATCGGCGGCCAATACGGCAGCGGCGACGAGCGCATGGATCGACGTGCGCGACGCCGAGGGCGATATTGTCTTCGTCAATCAGGTCGGCACGCTCACGGGCTCAATTGCCTGGACCATTGAACACGCCGACGACAGCGGCGGGACCAATTCGGCGGCCATCACGCCGAATGAGGGCGCCTATGCGGCCGGCGCCGCGACCCAGGTCCAGAAGCGGACCATTGCGGCCAATGGCTGCAAGGGGTTTATCCGCTGCGTCGGGACGATCGTCACCGGGCCGGCGCTGGCGTCCGTGCTGATTCTGTACCGGCCGAAAAACGCATGATCGCGTTTGAGAGTGACGCCGACCGGGCCTCGTTCCTGGCGCTCGGCGGCGGCACTCGCTTGGCCAGTGCGTGGGGCGAGTGCTGGGCAATCGTCAATGCGCCCTATCTCGGCGACGGCGAAATACCGGTCGACAATGTCGCTGCGCAGGTGACGGTATTGACGCGCGATGCCGAGGCATTGCACCTGACCGGAGGCGTGACCGTATGGATTAAGACGGATGATCCCAAGATGGAGCATTACGTCATCCGTTCGGTGCAGCCGGACCGCGAAGGGATGTCGACGCTCATCCTCGAGACGCCATGAGCCACGTTCGCCAGCAGATTCGCGATGCGGTCGTGGAGGCGCTCACACCGTTGGGCGGCGTGCATACGTCGCGCACGCTGTCGATCAGGCAGGAGGAGTTGCCGGTCTATCTCGTCAGTGCCGGGCCGGAGGAAATAGAAGGCGACATGTCGGCGCTCTTGCGACTATTTCAGGTAATCGTCGAAATTGTCGTCGGCGGGCCGGATTATGACGACGCGATCGACGCGCAACTGGTCGAAGTCGAACGGGCCTTGACCGGCGACCTGTCGCAACTCGTCGAGTCGTTCCTGCCGGCCAATATCGACATCAACGTCAGTGTCGACGGCGCAACACCGATTGCCCGCGCACGCCTCGTCTATGAGGCGCGCTATCGAACCAACTTCAACGATCCCGAGTTATCAATCTGAGGGCTAGTCATGGCAACGAGCGCTGTTAGCAAGTATCAAACGCAGGTCAAGATCGCGACCGCCGCCGGTTCCGCGAAGACACTGACGGCCATCACGAAAGCCGCCAGCGCCGTTTGCACGTCGACCGGTCACGGTCTGACGGTCGGTACCGTCGTCGTCTTTGCGAACGCCGGCGGCATGGTCGAAATCAACGGCATGGTCGGAATCATCACCGCCCAGGACACGAACACGTTCACCGTCAATATCAACTCGTCGTCATTCTCGACATACACGAGCGGCGGCACGGCAACCTCGCAGACGATGACGCTGATCGAGAACTGCACGAACTTCGAGCGCAGCGGCGATGAGGCTGACCGGATGGACGCGACTAATCTGATGTCGATCAAGAAGGAGTATCTGATCGGCCTTGCGGGAGAGGGGACAATCAGCATTCCGATCGACATCGACGCGTCGGGGCCTGGCCAGAAAGCGGCCCGCGAGCTGGTCGGCGTCGATACTCAGGTCGCGCTGACCGTCACTCGCCGGGACGGCAAGACGGAATCCATGGCAGTCAAGTTCACGAATATCTCGGAAGGCTACCCGGACAAGCACACCGGTACCCTGTCCGGCGTCGTGACTGGTCCGGTCGGCTGGTACGCCTGATGTCGGCGAAAGGCAACGACGCACTGCTGCGCGCCCGCCAGGCATTCCGACTGCTACGCACGACCGAGACACTGCGCAAGCTGGACGGCGGCGACCTCGGCCCGATCTACTACTGGCCCGTTATGTCGATGGACGAACGGCGCTCGGTACTGTCGCGCCTGCCGCTGGACACGCGAACGATCGCCGACATTGATGCGGCATTCGTGGCCGCCGTTCTGTACCGGTCACGCGACGAGCTCGGCAACCGACTATTCGATGACGAGTCCGGCGAAGCCGCGCTGAGGGACTGCGATCCGGAATTGATAAAGCGCATCGGCGCGGAAATGAGCGCGGAACCGGAGCCGACTATCGAGGGCGCCGAAAAAAACTGACCGAGGATGTCGAGTTATGGTCGATCGTGTCTCTAGCGATACGACTCGGCATCCGACCCGCAGCCATCATGGAATGGACGAGCGAGGAGTTTTACCTGTGCATAGCCGCTCTCAGGTTAGCTGACAATGCCCGAAGCAACGGTAGTCATTAAAGGCCGCAATGAGCTTACCTATGCGGTCAACCAGGCTGAGCAGCAGTTAAAGCGGCTGACGAAGCAGGGCGAGCTCCTCGGCAAGGTGCTGCGCGGTGGTGCCATTGCCGGCGCGATCGTGGCCTTCGAGCGTCTCGCCGAGAATGCCGAGGCGGCGGCGAAAGCGATCGGCGACGAAGGGACCGCGGCCGCGCTCGGCCAGCTAAACAAGCAGATTGATACGCTGAAGGCCAAGGGATTGAACGTCGTCGGTAAGGTACTCGGCAACGTTTACAGCGCATTCAGCGGCGACAAGAAGCTGCAACTCGCCGAGCAGATTGATTTTCTGAAGCGCATGCAGGGCCGCAGCTTCGTCGCGGTCGGATACAAGGACATCGGAACGGGCTACTTCACCGCCGCCGAGGGTGCCGCGAAACTCCTACAGCTCGAAAAGCAGCTCGCCGATATTCACAAGTACGAGAGCACGTTCCAGGACCGTCGGCTGGCGGCACTGTCGCGCCCCGGCGGCTCGGGCATCCTGACCCGGTATTCATCCGCGTTTGAAAACGAGCCGGGCGGCGGCGGCGCGGGCAAGGCCGGCCCGCAATTCTCGGCGCAATTCCTCGCGTACGTTAAGAACCTCGAGCGCATGGGCGAGGCGAACCGGCACTTTCAGGAGACGCTGAAAGACGCGGACCGGGTAATTGAAGACGGCTTTAACAAGTCGCTCGAGGAAGCGGAAATCAACCTGGACAAGGTCACGACCTCCACCATCGAGCTCGGCAAGGACATGACCGTGTTCGCCGACCAGGCGGCGCGCAACATGCAATCGGCGTTCGCAGACTTCCTGTTCGATCCGTTCGAGGATGGCTTGCGCGGCATGGCCGCCGGCTTTGCCGATACCATTCGGCGGATGATCGCAGAGATGGCCGCGGCCGAAGCGCTGCACGCGTTCTTTTCATGGGCCGGTAGCAATACCTCCGGCGCCATCTCGCGATGGTTCGGCTCGATGGCAAGCAGCGTCGGCGCGCGCGCCATGGGCGGTCCCGTGGCCGCCGGGAAGCCGTACATTGTCGGCGAAAGAGGACCTGAGCTTTTCGTCGCCAATACCAGCGGCCGGATCATTCCCAACGGTGGCGGTGGCGGTGGCGTGACCATGAACTACACCATTGACGCACGCGGCGCCGACGCCGAGCGGATTATGGCTGTCATGCCGAAGATGCTCGAGCGCACCAAGCAAGAGACGATCGCCGCGGTGTACGACCTGCAGCGGCGCGGGCGGTTCGCGTGACGGACTATATGTGGCCGTCGGAGCTCGTGCCATCGGCGAGCGAATGGCGGCTCATCGCGAATACGGCGGCCTTTGTCTCGCCATTGGCAGGGACACGGCGCACGCTCGGCCGCGGCGGCGATGTGTGGGCCTGCGCGCTGCAGTTCGCGAACCTGCGCGCCGACAAGCGCAGTGTCCTGCAGGGCTTTCTGGCGCAGCTGCGTGGGCAGGCGCATCGCGTGTGGGTGCCGGATCACGCCTACCGCAAGCGCGGACTATTCCCGTCGGGCGAGATGCTGCCGCCGGTGTCGGCGCCGAATTCGTGGGCGTCGTCCTATGCCACGCACACGCAGGCTGACGGCGGCGCTCGCGTCGTGGCGCTGTCCCATACGTCGGGCCAGGGGCCGGCCATATACGACCAGCCGGCGGTATTGTCGGGCGTGCCCTACGTGCTGCGGGCGTTCATCACGCGGGCATCCGTCGCGACCGCATCGACCGGCGTCTATCTGACGGTCGGCACGAATACGGCGTCCGATTTCGGACCGGGCGGTATCGGACTGAAAACGGTATCAGCGGACAGCGACGGCACGACGAGCGGCGCCCGCATCTTTCTCGACGCGACGGGCACGACGACGACGGCCGGCGATTTCATGGACGTCGCCTACGCGACGATGTCGCGTTGCTTCCGCGTCAACGGCGCCGCGCAGACGGGCTCCGTCGTGCGGGTCGCCAACATGGGCGCGGCCGGCCTGTCGCTGCTGCGGCCGGGCGACATGGTCGAGATCGACTCATACCTGTACATGGTGACGGAACAAATGGACTACTACAGCGGCGCCGTGCCGCAGCTCGTCATCACACCGCCGCTGCGGCGCAGTCCGCCGAATCTCGCGCCGGTCATCAGTCACGCACCCTTGTGCAAGATGATGCTTGCGGATAACACGGTGAGTTGGTCGAACACGCCCGGCGGTAAGGCCGGCGCACTCTCGAGCATGACCGTCGAGCTGATCGAGGACATCGTCCGGTGAGCGATTTTGAGTCGGGCGAAAATCAGGCGGCCGCCGAGGCGCCGCACGTCGAGCAAGTCCATTTCGTGGCGCTCGACCTCCCGTCGGGCTATCTGCGGATGCACACGCGCGTCGGCTCGATGACGTGGGGCGGGTTCACCTGGCTCGGCGTCGGCCAGCTCGGCGACATCGGCGACATCGACGAAGATGCGATGCTGCGGCCGAACGGGACCGATGTCACGCTGTCGGGCGTCGACGCGGCGCTCGTGTCGGCGGCGATGACGGAGAAATATCACGGCCGAGCGATCGCGGTCTATTGGGGCTGTCTCGATCCATCGACGCAAGTGCTCGTCTCGACGCCGGAGACGATCTTCGCCGGCCTGATGGATTACATGGAGTGCCATCTCGGCGCCGGGACGGGCTCTATCAGCGTTCATGCTGAGGGCGACTTGGCGCGCTGGCAGCGTCACCGCAATAGCCTCTATTCGCACGAGTCGCAGTCTGCAAACTGGCCGGGCGATCGCGGTTTCGATCAAATCCCGTTCATGCAGACTCGCAAAATCGACTGGAGGAGGTCGAACGTGTGGCAATCCACGCATCCGGCGCCGCGCTCCGCGGTGTCGAGCTCGCGCCGGCCGTACGGGTAACGGGGGCACCATGCGTTTTCAGGACTGGCCGCAACGGCTCGACGACTACATCGAGAGCCGGACGGCGACGCCGTTTACCTACGGGGCGCATGACTGCTGCAAATTCGCCGCCGGCGCGATCGAGGCCATCACCGGCGAGGATCGCATGCAGGACTATGAGTACGAGTCGCAGGAAGGGGCCGCGGCGCTCATAACCTCCGGCGGGTCGCTCGAGAACCTCGTCACGGCCGCACTCGGCCAGCCGATGGACTCGCCGGCGTTCGCCGGGCGGGGCGATGTCGTGCTGGCCGAGCTCGAGCGCGGGCCGACCGTCGGTGTCTGTCTCGGGCTGGAGTGTGCGTTCGCTGCCGATGTCGGACTGGCGTTCCGGCTGCGGGAACGAATCCTGCGAGCCTGGCGGGTCGACTGATGCCGGCGGCGGCGGCAGGCTGGGTCGCAACGCTGGCGGTCGGTACCTTCTCCTCGCTCGCCGGGACTGCCGCGGTCTACGGGGCCGTCTTTGCGGCG